TACTTTTCAAAGCTGCCAAACCCTTGTCATACTGTTCTTTCGTAAGAACACCAGCGCAACCTACGTTGTGGGTGGAATTACCACCCAAATGAAACCCAAGTATCACTGGTTTGTGTTCAGCAACAACGGTCGCCCCACACATGCCAGCAAAAGTGGTACCAGTGTAGTTCCTATATTCGAATCCATAAAACCGAGATAAAGTATGACCCGTCATACCGAATTTTGTTAATCCAGTGGCAGATGTAACTTGACCCTGTTTGTCTCGATAGTACACAAGGAATTCACAATCCACTAAAGGACCGTCAGGCAAAAACCGGGAGAGATCGCGAAACGATCCTCCGTTTGGCACGTAACACAACGCCATATCAGTATTTGGAACAAAGTAGGCAGTGCTTTTGCTCAGCTTGGCCGAAAATTTCCCACCATTTGCATCAGGATCAGTATATATAAAGTCTACACTCAATTCATCCTGCGTAAAATAATGCTGAGGCAACATTGCGACATTAGAAGTCAAAAACAAACAATTTCCAGCTTTGCGTCCATCAGGTGCCTCAATAGAAGCATACCTCAAGTTCGTTAGCATCATATTTTGCAATTGCTTAGATGTAGTATTCTTCGCGCTATCCTGAACTGGCAAAGGCCGCTCAACGACCTCTGTCCAAGGGCTCGTCTCCGAATCTCTGGCGTTGACCTCTTCTTGGGTTGTTGGGTGCAAAGATCCCTGCGTTTCGAAAGGATTGCACTTCTCTCTCCATGCTCTATACACCTTCGCAATTCCATACAAAACAGCTACAATGCCACCAGCTTTACAAATGTTGCCAATGTGCTTGTTTCTCAAGTCTTCAAATATGGGAGAGATGACGTTGCGTTGTCTCAATTCTTCTTGAAACTGTCTCTTAACAATGCGCACCATAGTCTTCTGAACACAGAATCCTCCAATTACAAGTGACCCCAAAACAGGGACAAGTGCAGATCGCGCTTTACGTTGCGTGAACATAGAAGTGAATCCAATTGAAGACCACAAGCACATACTATACTTGACGTACCTTTGCTTCAATCGATCCTGAGATGCTAACATGCACAATTTCAAGAACTTATCATTGTCTAGCCACGGTGTGGGCACTAAAGACATCCAATCCCAATGGCGGGCAAATTTACGTCCAGCACGCAAAATCATATATGATGCCATACCTTCAGTAACAGTGCTCAATCCAAACAAATCACTAGAAATGCGGTTATAAATAGATTTACCAGACTTTTCAATGCTATCGACGATTTCCTCACCCCAATGAGGCTCGTAATCACCAAGAGGATCAACTTCCTGTCCTGTTAAATCTATTTCGCCAAGTGCGCCATAATCGTTCAAAGGATCATCATCCGAAATCTCCGCAGCTCTAGCTTCGGCCAAGCGCTGTTCAAGCTCTTCATCAGACATCACATCATGCGATTCAGTAGGATCTTCTACAGGCCTAGTTTGGAGGTGTTTATGACGCAAGCAACAATACTTAATTTGCTTGCAACCATTAATACCACACAAATCCAATTTCTTCTGTCGGCGTTTCATGCGCGAGATCATGCTTGTTTGATTCTCAATGTGGTTTTGATACTTCTCAATAAGAAAATTCAGAACAGTCTCGAAGCTAACATTATGCAAAGGCTCACCACGATAGTATAAAACTTCATAATTGGCACGGGTGGTGAGCTTTTCAGGCATGACCGCTCTTTCCACGGTGAGACTCCATATATCATCAAACAAGGGAGGTTGGTCCAAATCAGTGTATTTA